GATCTTCTGTCACTGGCAAAGAGGAGTTTAGGTTATTGGGATATAGTCGTGATCCAAGAGTTATAGTATCACAGTCTTTTCCTTTGGATTTACAGATTAACGGAATGATAGTAGAGGTGGCATTTTAATGGAACCAATGACAATGATGTATATTGCATCAGGATTGATGTCTGCAAGTAGATATAATCGAGCAGGTAAAATAGCAAAACAAGAAGCCGCATTAACTGCTAGAAGAATTAAAGTACAAGCAGAACAAAAGAGATTACAAAAGTTGCAAGAGCATAATGATATTGTAGCTAACCTGCAAACATTCAAAGGTACTAATATGGCATTGGCAGGTACATCAGGTAGAGATACTGGTGCAGATAAATCTTTTAAACGCATTCAGGAAAGAGCAAAAGAAAATGCCGCAGTCACAGCACAAAGATCAAATCTGCAGGGAATAATGGAACAAAGTAATTTGGCACAAAAGCAACAAATGGTTTTATTACAAGGACAAAACAAAGCAAAGTCATATCGTATGATGGCATTTCAATCAATTTTAAATACAGCATATGGTTCAAGTAAGTTATAATGGTAGAATTTATTAAATCAAAACAAACTTCATTTAGAAATCAGGCAGTTGGTGTTGTGGAAGTTAACACTGGTGCTGAACAAGTTGCAGTACAATCAGCTAAACTATTTTCGGCAGGACAAAAAATAGCATGGGAAGAAGCTAAAGCTGATGCTATAGAACGAGATGTAAATACAGCAAAGACGTTACCAATAGAAGATGAGAATGGTAATCTTAGTTTAGAAAAAGTTGAGTTTTCAGGTGTAGGTGAAGCACCTGCTAAAGCTGTTATGGCACAACGATATACTGGTTATTTAAATAATAAAGTTACAAAAGAATTTGGTGAGCTTCATGCACAAAATCCTTTTAATAAAGAAAAGTTTGATGGATTAGCACAAGGTGTAATAGATGGTTATACAGATGCTTTTAAGAAAAATGATTTAGCTGAGTTTATTCCTGAGTTTGTAAATAAAATAACAAATAAAAAAATCTTACATTCTAATAAGATATTAAACGATACAATTAAAAAAGAAAAAGATGAAGCAGCTTTGCAAGATGCAGATGCGTTAACAGAAATGACAACAGTAGCAAGATTGTATCCTGAGGATTTTGGACCTGCTATATTACCTGAATCTGAAAAGATTATTGAAAGACTTGAAAAAGGTGGCTACTTAAAAAGTCCTGCTAAACAATCAATAAGAGAAGAGTTAAGACGATCTGTTTTAGTTGGCACAGCAAATAAAATGTTAGATCAATTGAACGGAAATAGTTTAGCCGCCAAAGATTTAGAAGATATAGCACAAAGTGAAAATCCAAGTGCAGGTAGTTTTGCAAGAGTTATACAAGCATCACGTGGCACTATCACTATGAAACAATTAAAAGAGTTCCAGAATCTATCCAAAAATATTGGTGCAAATAGAACAGATATAAATGTTGTAACACAACATATATCAAATCGTTCAGGTGACTTTGATAAGATAAGAAATAAGATAGGTAAAGATCAACAAACATTTAATATGACTAAACTTATAAATGGTGTTGGCACTGGCAATGCAGGATCTGTAGATGATACAAAAGATAATAGGAACGCACTAAATACAGCAATACAAAATGATATGAAGATGCCACTTAATATGGAATCATTTTATTCTATGGATAATAATCGATATACTAATATGATGAGGAAACTATCTATACCTGACATATTACCAACAGCATTACATAATATATTTCAAACTAATACTATGAATCTACCTGCTTTTAGAGGTTTGCCAATAGCAACAAAGAATAACTATATGGCTAGAGAACTTAATACTTGGAATAATCTGGCATACATGACTGGTATTGATGGCATGAGGCAAAGAAGATTGAAAGGTTATGATGAGCAGTATAAGAAATACGATTTTATTGATGAGATAGCAAAGGTAAATGGTAATGATATAAGTAAAGCATATGCTTTGTGGTACACGAAAACAGATAATGCTGATACTTATAAATCACTAGTCATGAATACATTAGGTACTTTTGACTTTGGTGATAGAAAAGTAGGTAGTGTTGCAGAGGGTGTGACTGCAGTATTTGATAATGCCAAAATACCTTTGCAACATAGAAGTCAACTCGATAGCTTTGTTGAAAAACTTTTATATTATAAATCAGTCAAGATGCCAAATGGTGAGACTGTAGAGTTTAGTCAAAGTAATCTAAATGATGTTGTTAAAAAAACTTACGAAACTTTATATGTAGAAGATGAAACTATTTATGATGTGTTTAATGGTAATAATAAAGGCAAAACATATACAACACCTATGAAAAAATACATAGGTAAAACTGACAAGACATATCAGAAATTTTTAAATTGGTCACAGAATTTAATTAACGATAATTTAGGTGAAGGATTTACTCTTGGTGAAAATGTATTGATGCTAGGAGATGCTAAAAATTCACAATACGGTAATCAAAGATACACTTTAGTAACTAAAGATGGTGACATTATTCCCTCACAGATTGAAGGTACTGCAGTAGAATTTACTACAAGTGAGTATGAACAAGAAAATAATATTACCCAAACAGAAATCAATAATGAAAATCTTAATGATGCAACAATGGAACGAGCCAAAATTATATTGAAAGATAAACTATTTGATGCCAAAACATCTGAAAGTTTAAATGTATTTAAGTTGCCAAATTTATTGGATCAAAGATTTCAGGACTTCTTCAGTGGACCAAGTGAAATAGAACCTAGAACTGCAGAAGATAAAGCTGCAAAAGAACTCCGTGAACAACAACTACGAAATATACCACGACAATTCCTACCACAATTTAAAAGTCTACAAGCATATAAAGATTTGAATGTACCAAGAGGAGATTACCCTACTAGATTTGATAAGTTCTTAGATAAATTAGAATCAGCAGATGATGGTGATCTAGTAAATAAAATATTTATTACTGACAGTGAATTTTTTAGAAATGATCCACAAGGTATGAGTGATATGTTACGCAAGAAAGGATATGATAATCCTTTATGGCAAAGTATAACTGACTTCACAGTAAACAATCTTGATGTTTTAGATGCGGTCAAAGGTTTATTAGCAGATGTTTTTACACCTGATGTAGCAGTAGATGTTCAAGATTCATTAATAGATATTGTTCAAACTACAGCTAATCATGAAGGATTTGATAATACTGTTTATAGAGATCGAGATACAATCTCAGTAGGATTTGGATTTAATGTAAAGTATTTAGACGAAGATGATTATAAGTTATTTAGACCAAATCAGGTTGAAAGATTAAAAGAATTACAACAATGGTTATTAAAAAAAGATAAGTATCCTCAAGCAGAATTACTTAAAAAGGTTAATGAATTTAAATTTGGCAAACCTATTTTACTTGATAGAAATCAGGCTACAAAAGTATTTAATAATAAAATGTATAAGATATATGAAAAGTATAAAACAGAGTTTCCAAACTTTGATCGATTACATAGGAAAAGAAAGAGTGCGTTAATAGATTTCTCTTATCAGTTTGGGCATGAAAGATTAAAAGATCCAGACAGAGGGTTTCCAAAGTACTATGAATCTGTACGAAGAGCCATGAATGCTTCATCAATAGATGAAAGAAACTATTTTTTTAAACTGGCAGGGTTTCATCAGGTATATAATACTGGTGAATTTGGAAATACAAAGACACCATTATACTATCAAACAAAGACAAGAGTAAGAAAACGTACTGGTGATTTAGGATTTATCATAAGAGATAATGTAGATTTTCTTGATGAGGAGTTTGATTAATGTCTGAGTTTACAGACTTTGTGCCAAAAGGATTGCAGAGTGTAGAGCCATTACACTTCGTATATCCTGATCAAGAAGGTAAGACTGATCCTGATTTCTTTTCAGGTGTATCTGCAGGATTTAAATATCAATGGCTTCCTGTCACACATTATACACAAGAATACTTCTCCTATAATGGTGATGAGTATGATGAGAGTTTTGATTTTAGAAAAACTGTGCAGGATAATAATGACTTTGCTTATGCAGATGAATTATCACGAGCAAAAAATTTAGGACATTATAATTATATCAAGCAATCATTACAAGCTATTGACGAGAACAGACGTATGTTTGAAAGGGCAGGCATTGCATCTCATCTAGTTGCAGGTGTGGTTGATCCTCTTAACATTGCATTCTTTCACCCAGTATTTAGTAAAGGTATTCGTGCTGCTTGGGGAGCAAAGTCTGCATTTGGTGTGGCAAAAGAATCTGCAAAAGTTGGTTTTGTTTTTGGTGTAGGTTCTGAAGCTATCCGAGCGCCTTTTGATCCTTATAATACAACACAAGAAACCCTTGTTAATATTGCAGGTAATACTGTGTTCTCAGGTTTACTTGGTGGTGGTGCAAGGGGTGTTGCTAATCGATATGGTAAACTAAAACAAAAGTATACAAATAGAAAAAATCCAAACAAAAAAACTGATGCAGGTCTAGGAGATTCTGCAGTAAGAGAAGAAGCTACTACACAAGCAAATGATTTTAGTAATCAGTTTGCAGGTAAGACAAGATTAAAAGAAGAAACTATTGATAGATTTAATATAGCAAATAAAATTATACCTTCAAGACGATTACAAATTTATGGCTATGATGGCTATCAAGTACCACCTGAAATTAAAAAGTTACATTTAGACGTTGCTTTTAATGCTAGTGTTCCAGTAGAAGGTGCGCCATTGAGATCTATTGATTCAATGCAAAATGTCCATAATGGAAAAGGTATTGAACTAGAAGCAGATATACGAAAAGTTTATATGAATGAGTTACAAAAGGCAGATGGCACTGGTGAAGTTATGGGCATTGATTTAGTTACACCTTATGTTAAAGCTAAAGAAAAGTTAGGTATGAAACCTAAGACTGCATATATAAACTCTGTTACTGGTGCAACAAAGTATCCTTCGCCTCAAGAATTCTCTGATGAAATCTTTGAACTAAACATATTAATGAGTGATCCAAAATGGAAAGCTCAATATTATCCTCAACTTCCTGAGTTTAAAAAAGAAGCAATAAGAAAGATAGAAGCATACAATCAATACTTTGATCAACTAGCACAAGATACTGGTGCTTTTTTTGACAAGTCAACTGCAAAAAAAATGTTTCCAAAATTACAAAGGAGAATTGATGACTATGATCAAAGAATAGAGTTAGAAAAAGATCCTATATTTGCAAAGATATTAGTTATTAATAGGAACAAACTTAAAGAAAGATTAACATTTGCCGAACAATATGAGCCAACAAGAAAAAATTATAGAATGGCTATTTACTATGACGTTCCTTTAATAAATGCTAGTAAAAAAAATGAAGAGGAATTAATAAATATATTTACAGAACACTCTTTAGAAGATGGCTTTACAACAGTTTGGACTGGTAAAGGGTACAAAACTATAGCTATTAACACTATTGAAAAAGCTAAAAAATATGCAACAGAAACAGTAAATAGTATTAAAGATAATGGTGATGATCCTTTTGGACATCATACCCCTCTTCGTGTTGGTAAAGCAAAACATATAATGGCAAGAACTACAAATATTCCTGAGTATAAAGTTAGAAAATTTATGATCAAAGATGCTTCAGTATTTACAAAATATGCTGAGATGATGGCATTTAGAATAGAATATGCCAGAAAATTTGGTGATGATGATATTGAATATTTGTTAGATAGAATAGAGGAAATATTAATAAAAGATCGTGCAAATGATAAACAAATAGCTGAAATAAAATCTGACTTTCTTGCTGAATACCAACGAGTAGCAGGTCAAATGACTAGAGAACCTGATAGATGGGATACAACCTTTGCAAGAATATCAAAGAAATTTGCAGGTATGGCGTATCTTACAAGTGCAGGTATTACCTCACTTACAGAAACAGTGGCAATGCCAATACTAGAGCATGGGTTAGGTAATGTATTGAGGACTGCATTTCGTGCAGTTGATGGGAACTTTGATAAGATAAAAGCTAATGCAAAAGATTTACAACATTCAAATGAAGGCATAGATACTGTTAAAAAAAATGTTCATACAAGATTATTAAATGATTTACTTAGACCTTTAAGAATTGGACCAATAGAAAAAGCTGCTGATTCAATGGAAAACTTTTTCTATAAACTTAATGGGTTGGCATTGATAACAATGGTTGGTAAACAAATAGATGCCGCTATAAGAATACCTAAATTCTATAAACAAATTAAGAATTATAATTCATTAGATAAATTTGAGATCACCGAACTACAACGATATGGTATAGATGATAAACTAGCTAAACGAATGTTAGATAATGGTGCTTGGCAGTTTACAGATACAGATATGCCTTTATTAAATTTGAATGGTTGGAGTACAAAAACAAAAGCTGATAGAGAACTTAAAACATTTGTTCAAACATATTTAAATAATTCGGCTCGTAATACAATTATGCACGCAACAGCTTTTGATAGACCTACCTTTGCAGATGGTTTTATATTTAAAAAATGGAAACCCTATATGAAAAAGTATGGTATTGAGCCTGACCCTTCTGCTTCAGTTGGTTTACAAAGAGATGGTTCTTATCGTTATCCAATTGCAAGGATTGAATCAGGAGTGATGGCTTTTCCATTTCAATTTTACAACTTTGCGTTTGCTGCTAATCAACGTGTTACTCGTGCTATGTTTGATCCTAATAAAAAACATAGATTGAGTGGTGCTATTGCATTACTGTCTATGGCATATATAACTATGTCAATGAGAAAACCTCAATGGTGGTTTGATGATAAAGATTATCCTGAATTAATAACTCGAATGGTAGACTATTCAGGTATTACTGGTATATATAGTGATTTAGCTTATAAAGGTATAGAAGCGGCTATTGCATCAGGATATCATGACCCTGATACATCTTGGTTAAAGGGTAGATATAAGGCTACTGGTTGGGATTTAGCATTTGGTTTTGCAGGTGCGACACCAAGTATGTATCGTGAATGGATACTAGGCGCACATGAATTAATGACTGATAAAACCTCTGAAGGATTAAAAAGATTTTCTTATAACGCACCATATTTAGGTATATTAGGTTTAGATGATGATCTTAGGGCATTAGGAAGAGCAACTTATTAATAGACATTTGTAACAAAAAACTGTAAAGGTAAAAGCATGACTATAGCATTAAGTGCAAATACTCCACGAGTGAGTTACACAGTTAATGAAGGTGCAAGTCAAACTTCATTCACTGTTCCATTCGTATTTTTTACTGCATCAACAGATCTCAATGTTTTTGTTGATAATACTGCTCGGACATTTGATGCAAGTACATCTAATACAACTAAGTATACTGTAAGTGGTGGCAGTGGTTCTACTGGAACTGTAACAACAACTGTGACTGGTGCTACTGGTGGCAGTACTGTTGTCATTACAAGAGCAGTGCCATTGTCTCGTACCACAGACTTTCCAAGTTCAGGTGCATTTGAGGTAGCCAAACTAAATACTGAGTTAGATACTGTTACTGCAATACAATCTGATTTTAATGATGCTGCATCACGAGGAGTAAGGCTACAAGATTCTGATACTGCAGTATCAATGGAGTTGCCATTACTGGCTAGTCGTAAAGGTACAGTTTTAGGATTTAATGCAAGTACTGGTGCTGCAGAGGCAGGTCCTACAATTACTGCAGTGCAGTCTTTGTCGGCAGTCACAGCATCTATTAATTTATTAGGTACTTCTGCAGTAGTAGAGGACATGGGTTTACTTGCCACATCTGCAGTCATAGAAGATATGGGTCTTTTGGGTACATCAGGCAATGTAACAGCTATGGGATTGTTAGGTGTTAGCAGTGTTATCACTGACATGGGTATTTTAGGTACTGCAGCAATAGTTGAGGACATGGGATTTCTTGGAACATCAGCTAACGTCACAGCTATGGGTCACTTAGGTACAAGTGCAAACGTAACTGCAATGGGCAAACTAGGTAATGATGCCACTGTAGCTGATATGGCTTTATTAGGAACAGATGCAGTTGTTG